TACAAACTCTTAATGATATTGATCAATATGTTGGTAAGTATTTCTCAGAAGCATACGTTAAAAAACATGTTCTTAATTTCAATAGTGAAGAGATAGAAACTATTGCAAAAGAAATTAAAGCAGATCCTAACGAAAATGACGATGAAAATAATTTACCACAATCGAATTAGATAAATAATTTGGAGAAATTAATTATGGCTGAATATACAGAAAAAGCTCTTAAGTTAGTGCAGAATGCGGTTAACGCAAAACCTGTCGGAGTAATAGATGATTTTAATAATGCTATGTTAGATCGTGTTAGAGATACTATAGTGGGTAAGAGAGCAGAGTTTGTTAATAACTTTGCGAACTCAGATGATACAGAAGAGACAGATGATTTAGAAGATTTGGGTGTAGAAGATGATGACGAAGAAATTGAAGATACACCGGAAGAAGATACTAATGAAGATGATTCAATTGAAGATGATGTAGAACAACAGCCAGCAACAGAAGACCAAGAGTCGGAGGAAAAGACTGATGGCTAAACTATTAAAAGATATAATCCAAGAGGTATCTCAACCAGAGAGTCCTGCGGATATACAATTTACTGACAAACATATTGTTGGAGCAACAGACCTACCATTTAAAGATGGTCAAAGTATATGGGACATTATGAATGGTAGAAATCTTAAGAAAGATAATTCTAACCTCGCCAGCTATAAAGAAGGCGATGATGCTAAAATATATGAAGATAATGATTCAGAAGCAGATAATATAATTGAGTCATTAAAACAAATTGCTGAATCAGATTCTGCTTTAGAGTTAATATTTAAAGATGGTGATAAAATTGAAGTAGATTCAGAAACAGCAGCTAAATTAATAGCAGTAGCAGAAGAATTGACAGATGATAATAAAGAAATATTCATCAGCCAATTAGAAGAAAGCGAAGAATCATTTGATAAAATGTTAGACTTTGTTGCTAGTGTTATACAATAGGAGAGTATGATGAAACTTTTTACTGAGCGCGTTGAAGATGTAAAAGTTCTTCAAGAAGAAAATGATAAAGGCGAAAAAAGCTTTTTTATCGAAGGTATCTTTATGCAGGGTGATATTAAAAATCGCAATGGTAGAATGTACCCATCAGAAGTACTAGTAAATGAAACTGCTAGATACAATAAAGAGATGGTATTAAAGAACAGAGCCTTTGGTGAATTGGGTCACCCTAGTGGACCAACCATCAATCTAGAAAGAGTTTCGCATAAAATAATCTCTCTAAAACCTGATGGACCAAACATTGTTGGAAAAGCTAAAATAATGGAAACTCCATACGGTACAATTGTTAAAAACCTAATGAAAGAAGATTGTGAATTAGCAGTCTCCTCAAGAGGAATGGGTTCATTAAAAGAAAAAAATGGAACCATGCAAGTACAAGGTGATTTTCATCTTGCTACAGCAGCGGATATCGTTGCTGACCCATCAGCTCCAGATGCCTTTGTAAAGGGTATTATGGAAGGAGTTGAGTGGATCAATATAGATGGAAGTTGGAAATCACAACAAGTAGTTGAAGAAATTCTGGAGACAGGTAATCGTTCTGTAAAAGAGCTCAACGAGCAATCGCTCAAACTGTTTGATAAGTTTCTGAAATCGCTAATTTCATAAATGTATAAATAATAGAAGATATTTACTTTATAAAGGGAGTCTTTAAATGTCTAAGGAAAAAGAGCAAATAGTAGAAGACGAGCAGCTCGATGAATTCAAGGCCACTGGTGAGCCTTCAGAAGTGCCTGATCCTACTACAACAAAAAACAATTCAAGAAAAGCTGATAAGTCTGCTGGTGATAAATCTACGCCTAAAATAGATGATAAGACACCCGGACAATCAAAATCACAAATGTTAGCAGCAATGATGTCTAAAGCAAGTGGGATGAATAAAACCACTCTTAAAGCAGCATACGATGCTATGGTGGGGAAGAATACAGCTTCTATTAAAACTAAAGGTGATGCAAAATCAGTATCTTACAAAGAAGATCTTGATGATATTTTTGGCACAGAGTTATCTGAAGATTTCAGAGAAAAAGCAGAGACAATATTCTCAGCTGCTGTTAATGCCAAAGTAATCACAGAAACATCTAGAGTAGAAGAAGAGTTTGAATCTAAGATTGATGATATTAAAAATGAAATAGAAGAAGATACTGCTACAAGAGTAGATCATTATCTTAACTATGTTACTGAAGAATGGGTTAATCAAAACGAAGTTGCAATTGAATCAAACTTTAAAGTAGAAATAGCCGAAAGTCTAATGTCTGGTTTAAAGAAACTTTTCATTGAAAACCATATAGAGGTTTCTGATGAGAAATTGGATATAGCTGCAGAATTAGCAACTGCTTTAGAAGAAACTGAATCTAAACTAAATAAAGAAATTGAAGATAAAATTTCATTACAACAGACTGTTGAATCATATCAGAAAAAGGATATCGTTTTAGAAGCAGCTGAAGGTTTAGTTGACACACAAAAAGAAAAGTTACAATCATTAGCTGAAGGAATTGAAGCTGATGACGTAAAATCTTTTGCAAAAAAGGTGTCTATTATTAAAGAAAATTATTTTGGTGAAAAGCAATTGGTCACTGAGTCAGTAGACGAAGAGCCTATCGAATTGGAAGAAGAGACAGTGAAGGTATCGAATGATCCTACAATGTCACATTATGCCGCAGCCATTACAAGAACCGCAAAAAGATAAATAATTTCGGTTAAATTTAACTGTTAATTTAGGGAGAGACAAATGTTAACAGAAACACTATCAAAAAAGTGGCAGCCAATAATTGAGCATACCGATCTACCTGAGATCAAAGATGCCCATAAAAGGTCTGTTACAGCTCAACTACTTGAGAACACTGAAGTAGCTCTTAGAGAAGGGTCTGCTTTTTCATCACAATCACTATTAAACGAAACACCTGCTAACGCTGGAGTTGGTGGTGCTGGTATTGATACATATGATCCAGTTTTAATTAGCTTAGTAAGACGAGCTATGCCAAACCTAGTTGCATATGATCTTTGTGGCGTTCAGCCAATGACTGGTCCAACAGGATTAATCTTCGCTATGCGTTCAAGACAGACTAATCAATCAGGTACTGAAGTTTTCTATAACGAATCAGATACTGCATTTTCAACTATATCAGCTGGTGCTAACACTCTTGGTGACAAGAATGTAGGTTCAGTTCCAGGATCAGCTAACAACGCTGAAGCTGGTTTATATAACTTTGCAGACGCAATGCCTACAGCACAAGCTGAAGCATTGGGTGGCGCTGGTAACTCCGCATTTGGAGAAATGGCTTTCTCAATTGAGAAGGTATCAGTAACAGCCGGTTCAAGAGCTCTTAAAGCTGAGTATACAATGGAATTAGCACAAGACTTAAAAGCTATCCATGGTTTAGATGCAGAGACAGAATTATCAAATATTCTTTCTACTGAAATTTTAGCTGAGATTAATAGAGAAATCATTAGAACTATCAACATTACTGCTAAAGCTGGTGCTCAGACAGATACAACAACTGCTGGTACTTTTGATCTTGATACAGATTCAAACGGCAGATGGTCAGTTGAAAAATTCAAAGGACTAATGTTTAATATCGAAAGAGATGCTAACCAAATTGCTAAAGATACAAGAAGAGGCAAAGGAAACGTATTAATTTGTTCTTCTGATGTAGCTTCTGCATTACAAATGGCTGGTGTTTTAGATTATACACCTGCTTTAAATAGCAACAACTTAGACATAGATGACACAGGAAATACATTTGCTGGAGTTCTTAATGGTAGATATAGAGTATACATTGATCCGTATACAACAGGTAACTATTACACATTAGGATATAAAGGTTCTAGTGCATTTGATGCTGGTCTATTCTATTGCCCATACGTGCCATTACAAATGGTTCGTGCAGTTGGAGAAAACACATTTCAACCAAAGATAGGCTTCAAAACACGTTATGGTGTTGTGGCTAACCCTTTTGCTGATGGTGCATCTGCAGGTAATGGTGCATTGACTAAAGACTCTAACGTATATTACAGAAGAGTTATGGTGTCAAACATCATGTAATTTCTGATTACAGAATAATTAGAGGTGGCTTCGGCCACCTTTTTTTATGCATAAATATATGTATAAAAATATAAAGGAATTATGATAATGAGTGTGTTAACTTCATCACCTACTAATAAAAATTTTCTTTCGAGTTTAAAGTATAGATTAGATATTAAAAAATTGCCATATACCTCATTTATGTGTCAATCTGTTAATCTACCAAGTATATCTCTAGGAGAAACTGCCGGACAAGCTACACCATTTATTACCGTACCTATTCCTGGTGATCATATAACATTTGGTGAGTTGATGATAACTTTTATGGTTGATGAAGATATGACAAATTATATGGAGTTATATAATTGGATTATTGCTGTTGGATATCCAGAGAACTTTGATCAATATAAAGCTATCCAAAACACTGAGTCTGGCTCAGGTGATGGAATATACGCGGATGGCACTTTAACAATTATGACCAGCCACAACAATTCAAATATAGCAGCTATATTCTACCAATTATATCCTGTTAGTATAGGTGACCTACAATTTGACAATAGAGCTCAAGATATCCCATATGTAGAAGCCACAGCATCTTTTAGATATAATTTCTTCGAAATCAAAAAAATAACGTGACATCTATCCAATAATATGTTATATTAAATTAATAAGTTTAATTTCGTAATGGAGCTCCTATGACAATGGAAGAGATAATGGACGCTTGGTCGAATGATTCTAATATAGACAGAACCGAATTAGGTGAAGAATCATTAAAAATACCACAGCTACATTCTAAATATTATAAAATGTTTTCTTATGAACGATTAAAATTAAGAAAATTAGAGATAGATTATAAACGACTATATAAACAAAAATGGGATTATTTTCAGGGTCATATAGACCAGACTGAATTAGCCGAACTTGGGTGGGAACCCAATCCACTTAAAATAATTAAACAAGACCTTGCACTGTATATTGATTCAGACAATCAAATAATAGAACATAATATGAAAACAGCTTTAGCTAAAGAAAAAGTTGACTTCTTGGAGAATGTTATTAGGTCTCTTGTTAATAGAGGATTCAACATTAAATCAGCAATTGATTGGGAAAAATTTAAAGTAGGTATATGATAGATATTAAAATAAATTATTATAATGAAGTTTTTATTAAGTTAGATGTTGATCC